CACCGCGTAGGCTGGGAACGCGCTCGCACGCTCGACGGCGCAAGCGGCTATTGCACCGGAATGCTGGCGCGTTTTGATATGGAATATGCAAGTACGCGCAGGGCAACATTCGCTTGGTCGCAGGGCTTCGCGTATGGCTTTTACAAGGAAAATTCAATAAACATCAATTTATGCGAAAGAAAAATCAATCAGCCGTGGCTCTTGCCGCTGTAAACAAAGCCTGGGACGCTTTCTACGATGCAACAAAAGTTGAAAGCGAGAAAGACCTAGCCAAGCAAGGATGGAAGACCATCCGCACGATTTCAGAGGAAGCGAAACTGACGATTGCGGCGATTACTTGCCGAGTTGAAACTGCAATAGGGAAAGGGACTCTTGAAACAAAAAAGGCAACTATACAGACAAAACAAGGCGTTCGCGAGGTGAAATTCTTTCGCCCAACATAGTTAGATTTTATTATGTGACTTGGTTTTTATCCAAGCGCAGATGCGCTCCAGCATTGGTTGAGCGCACATGTAAAGACTTTTCTCAAAAATTATTTTCACACTTCGTGAAAATTTTTCTTTTCACTTTGAAGGAAATGGAGGAGGGTTTGCACATCGAACGGGATGAACCCGAACGACAGAAACAAAAACAGAAAACCAAAAATGAAAATCAAAATTGCACTCAACACCAAAAGCCGCGAACTCTCCGACTCCCTCGAAAAGGTAAATGGTAAGGCTAGATCAGCCACAGCATCAGCAATGGACATTCTTAACGCGACCGAGATCGCTGAGAAGCAACTCGCCGCATTCGGTATTTCCAAGTCCTCAAGAATCGGCGCGGAACTCACATACACGTCTGGCGGATCGGTTGCAAGAGCCTACAAATATACACGCATAGCAAACCGGATCAAAGCAGTTCGTGGCGGCTCGTTCTGGTATGTTACCAGCATCGAACGTGTTGAGCTTTTCCCGAACCAAGACGGCGGAAGCCGAGTCGGCCTAAACGCCGATCAAGAAAAAACCGCTCTCGCCGGAGTCCGCGCAAAATTCTACAACATCTAAAAAAATATGAACGCACTCGAATTCTTAATCCTCTTTACCGCCTGTAGCCTCCTCTCCTTTGCGGCAGGCTACATCCTCGGAAATGCCAAGGCGACGACCCGCGCCGAGGAGATGCGCCGCTGGTGGCGCGAACGCGAGAGACGCAACGGGCAATGTTAACCTGCGAAGAAAAACTCGACATCGAAAATATGTTCATTCGAAGCCTAGCGTGCGCGTTAATTGGTCAAGCGGTCGAAGATTTACGGCATAACAGGACGTATAAAAGCGAATACAACAATGCGTATGCTGCCGAGAATCGCGAGACTTCACGAATTTTCCTAAATTCGAAAGCATTTATTCAAATTTGCGAAGCACTTAACCTGCCAGCCGACAAAATCAGAACGAAGGCTTATGAACCTCGCGATTGACCCAGGCACAACGCACAGCGCGTTCGTGCAGTTTCACAACGGCAAGATCGTTGACCACGGCCACATTCCTAATGCAGAGATGCGGCAGGTGCTTATCGGTCGCGAATACGACCGAGTGGCCTGCGAAATGATCGCCAGCTACGGCATGGCGGTCGGTGCTTCGACATTCGAAACGTGCGTCTGGATCGGGAGATTCATTGAAATTGCGAGAGTGGACGTCGAGTTAATCTTTCGGAAAGATATTAAACTTTTTCTCTGTGGCACGATGCGAGCTAAGGACGCGAACATTCGCCAAGCCTTGCTCGATCTCATCGGGCCGCAGGGAACGAAGAAAACCCCAGGGCCGACTTATGGAATTAAGTCGCACACTTGGGCGGCACTCGCTGTGGCCGTTTATGCAGCGAACAACAAAAAGGAAAATAAAAAATGAAAATAACAAAAGGAAAACAACAACGCGCCCAGCGCGTAGTTCTATACGGCGTTGAATCCGTAGGCAAATCAACATTCGCGGCCAAGTTCCCGAAGCCGCTATTCTTGGACATCGAGCAAGGCACTAGCCACCTCGACGTTGACCGTTGTGAGATCAACAATTGGAAGCAGTTAACGGATGCGTTAACCGAGGCCAAGTTGACCGATTACAAAACCATCGTAATCGACTCGGCAGACTGGGCAGAACGCCTATGCGTTGAAGACCTGCTCGCCACCAGCAAAAAAACCAGCATCGAAGACTTTGGCTTCGGCAAAGGTTGGGTTATGGTCGCCGAGCGCATGAGCCGAATGCTGTCCAGCATCGATCAACTCATCGACGGCGGCAAGAACGTGGTTCTTATCGCGCACTCGAAAATCGTGCGCTTCGAAGCACCAGACGCGCTCGCGGCCTACGACCGCTACGAACTGAAGTTATCCAAGCAAAGCTCTCCGCTCTTGAAAGAGTTCGCGGACGAACTCTGGTTCCTGCGTTTTAAGACCAAGGTCAGCACCTCCGAGACAGGCAAAGGCAAAGGCATCGGCGGCAAAGAACGCATCTTGTTGACCACTCACAGCGCGGCCTACGATGCGAAGACGCGAAGCGGACTCGCAGAGGAACTCCCGCTAGAATGGGCATCGGTCGCTCACTTGTTCGAGGCCGTTGCAACGCCGAACCATATCGTTGAATCCGACAAAATGGTCGGATGGCAGGCCCGACTCGCAGAGCAGGAAGGCGCGGTAAATCAGTTCTTGATCGGTCGCGGAGTCCTTACGAGCGAGCAGACGTGGCGTGACTGCGCACCAGAGTATCTGGAGCGTGTTGCTCTTCGCGTTGATCAGTTCGTAAACACGGCTATCGAGTGGCGGAAAGCGAACTAATGAGCAAAGAAATATCACCTAGCAGCCTGCCCAAGCTCGCCGAATGCGCCTTATTTGAAGGCGCAGGCGGCACAAGCGCAACAGCAGAGCGCGGCACAGCTATCGACCTTGCGATCCGCAACTGCATATCGGCAGAACATGACGTAGCAATCGTAGGCGAAGACGCCGGAGCTATCGCCTACGGCGTCGAGGAACTGACGCGCCTTGCAAAAGGTTCGTTCGTGGAGACACGCGAGGAGTATCTCGCGATGGCAGTCCCTGGGCTCTCGAAGCTCGGCACGGCAGACGCAGTCTGCAAGGCCGAGAAGTGGGTCGCGGATATAAAAACGGGACAATTACGCAATTACAGAGATCAGTTGATGGCCTACAGTCTGGCGTGCATGGAAGATAATTTCATGACTAGCTGGACAGCACACGTGATATACGTCGATCAAAAGCTAATCCGCAGCTACGACTTCACCTACGAGGAAGCAATGCAAGGCACGCAGCGCACTATCTATCGCGCAACACACGCTGAGTCTCAACCGACGCCTTGCGAGTATTGTAGCTGGTGCAAGCACTACAACAACTGCAATGCTATCGTGCGACAGGCTGAGAGCGCAATCGCTCTTATTCCTGATGCGACCGGTAACAGCATCGAGGCGATAAAGGATCGTATCCTTGCCACACCGGAGTCACTCGCATCTTTCATTCGCGAATGGAAACTGGCCGAGAAGGAGATTGCGGAGCCGCTGCTCGGTCATCTTAAGACAAGACTAGAGAACGGCGAAGAAGTAGCCGGATGGAAACTGACCAGCATGAGCGGAAGGAAGTTCGTGGAGGCTGACGCAATAGCAAAAGCCTCCGAAGGTATTAGCAAAGAGACATTGATACTCGCGCTTGGCGGGAAGATGTCAGAAAAGAGTTATCTAGAACTTTGCGCCAACAACGGCGTAGAGCCAGACACAACGGCGATCAAGGCTGGATCACCGACAACACAACTTAGACAGACCAAAGTTAAATAATTTCCTCGCCAGTCCCCAAGGGGGACGCAGGGGCAAAGGCGGGCCGCGCATGCCAAAAAACGCGGACCAATAACAAAAAAATAGAAAACAAAAAATGCCAACAGACAAAGCAAGCGAACCAAAACAGGCCGCGATTTATTTCGTGGCGCCAGGAACATACGAAGTCGAAATCGTGAAGGCGGTTGAGAAGACGAGCCAAGCAGGCAACCCAACGATCAAACTTGACGTAGCCGTCCTACTCGACAACGGCACGACAGGGCCGACGATGTGGGAGCACTTAACGTTCACGCCGAAAGCGGCGTGGAAAGTGGATCAAGTGCTGTCCAGCATCGGGCGTGCAGTCATCCCCGGAGAAGACGTCACGGTCGAAGCAGAAGACTTGATAGGCGAAAAAGGCGTCTGCGTCCTCGGCGTCGAGGCAGGGCAGACCAATCCAGAGCATCAATTCAACTGCGTCGAACGGTGGTTGTTTGGAGATGAAAAAGCCAA